ATCTTCCTGCTCCTCCATCAAGATATATCCTAGAAAATTCAAATATTGACACTTCTACTCTTGAAGTAACTATAAGAGAGACTCAATCAAGCACTTCATCTAAAAAATATGTATTTTCAGATACTCTAATAGAAGTTACCTCCTCTTCTAGGGTATATTTTGTCCAAGAAATAGATGATCAGAGATATGAACTCATTTTTGGTGATGGAGTCTTTGGAGAAAAGTTAAAAGCACTCAATTATATTGAAGTTTCCTATATTACTAGCAGCGGAGAGGCAGCTAATGGTGTTTCTTCCTTTAATTTTAATGGAAGATTGGTAGATAACAATAATAACCTTATTAGTACAGGAATTTCTTTACTTTCAACTCTAAATGAGTCTATTGGAGGTAAAGAAATTGAATCTGTTGACTCAATTAAGCGTTTTGCACCTAAAGTTTACTCTACTTACAATAGAGCAGTCACAGCAGGTGATTATGAGGCACTAATTCCTAAAATTTACCCAGAAACTGAGTCAGTTTCAGTTTTTGGTGGAGAAGAATTGAGTCCTCCTAAGTATGGAAAGGTTTTTATCACTATAAAACCTTTTTATGGTCCTTATGTACCAGATTCCATCAAA